ACACGCTAAAAGACGCCTGTTCTCTGGATACCATACGCTGCCTACGGCGGGCAGCTAAAGGCTTTGAACAGTGTATTTCTTATCTTGTGTGCCGACACACCTTCATCGATGTATGGGATAATTCGATGATTGTATACTTCCCGCTACTAAACAAATACAATTTTCTCCTATTGTTAGAGAAGGTGTTGCAGCCTTGGATGAGGCTCCTTCTGTAAATGCAACTTTAACTGCACAGCTTGAACGTGCACACTGTGAGTTTTATGCCCACATTCTATACCACATGTATCAGCCCCAATCTGGACAAGCAGAACCGGTGAAACCACCACCAGAGCCGCGACCAATCGTGCGCACTGCACAGCCTGGTGTTCCTTCGCGTTCTCCACTTGGCTTTCGCAGGTCAACTTTTGTCCCCCAATCAGGTATGTGGTGTAAAGATAGCGCTGATGAAAATGAGCAGGGAAGCCAACTAGTGTCTTTTTCTGACGCCTCACCCGGTTATTCATGTACAGTCGTGTCCCAACCGGACCCCACTTACGGAGATAGTGTAGCTCCAGACACTTCTTTGGCCCAGTTTTTAGCAAGGCCCGTGATTATAGCATCGCAATCGATTGATGTTGGGACTGCGCATAGCTCTCTTCATAAACCGTGGAAAGAGTTTTTGTCCTCCAAGCGTGTTGCTAATAGGATCAATAATTTTCGTGCTATAAGTGGGCGCTTGCACGTTAAGGTTGTCCTAAACGGTGGGCCATTCTATTTCGGAAATCTTATGCTCAGTTATAATCCTTTCATTGGTAGTCCTTCCTCCACCATTAGACCACAGATTGATACTGCATTCTATGAACCTGATCCTAACGAACTTGGCAACCTCGTGACTGCCTCGCAGAGACCGCACATATTTCTTGATCCCGGTACATCTCAAGGAGGCACCCTTGAGCTTCCATTCTTTTGGTCCAAAAACGGGTTGGCGTTGTATAATTCTGCTGAGTGGGCAAGTATGGGCGAATTATGGCTTGTCGCGCTAGCGCCATTGCGCCATGCTAATGGTGGTAATTCACCTGTGCAAGTCACCATGTTTGCATGGATGGAGGACGTTAAGCTGATGGGTCCCACACAACAAAATGTATCAGATCTTGTACCACAATCTGGGTCGGATGAGTACACTAACGTCGGGCCCATTTCAGCCGCTGCATCTGCGGTACAAACAATGTCAGCCCGCTATGTAACAGCGCCCATCATAGGTAGATACGCGCGTGCCACCCAGGTGGCGGCAGGAGCTATGGCAGATATCGCCCGCTTGTTTGGTTTCTCTCGTCCACGGCATATCGCGAACAATGCTGTGATCACACCTGATTATTGCGGCAATATGTCTAATGTCAATGCCACAGATTATTGTATTTCAATGGCACTTGATGTTAAGCAAGAGACAACTATCGACCCTCGCACCACGGGATTGTCCGGTGTGGATGAGATGGACATCGGGTACCTATGCTCTAAGGAGTCCCTTATAGCAATTGTACCATGGGATGCTAGTACCCAGGTGAACGACACTATTACGACAATTCCCGTTTCGCCTTCTTCTTGCT